GTGTAGGTCACGCCGTTCGTGCCGAGCTGTACTCGAAGATCGTGGACGGCATCCAGCAGGTCAACAGCAACCGCTATGCGGGCGCTGACCTGATCGTCATGCACCCCCGTCGCTTGGCGTTCATGCAGGCCGGCGTCGACTCGAGCAACCGCCCGCTCGTCGTTCCGAGCCAGAACGTGCCGCAGAACGCGATGGGTGTCGGCCCGATCGCCGGCTACGGCAACACCGGAGCGTCCATCGCTGGCCTCCCGGTCGTCACAGACGCCAACGTCGTCACCAACGCAGGCGCAGGCACCGACGAGGACGAAATCTACATCGTCCGTCGTGCCGACATGCTCCTGTTCGAGGACGCTGGCAGCCCCGCAATGGTGCGGATGGACCAGACCGCCGGACTCAACCTGACCGTCACGATGGTCGCCTATCAGTACGCCTGCTTCGTTGCCGGCCGCTACCCGGCGAGCATCTCGGTCATCTCCGGCACCGGCCTCGTCGCCCCGACCTTCTGATAGGTCACCGCTCGCTGCTCGAGGCCCTGGCGGCATCCAGTCTCCGCTGGGGCCTCGGGTAGCACCATCCCGAAAGGTCGAACATGAATCTGTGGGAAAAGCAGGCACCAGCTCGGATCAAGAAGCCAGCCGACAAGGCTGCGCCCGAACCCGCCGAAAAGCCCGCCAAGAAGCCGGCGAAAAAGACCGCCAAAAAGTAGATGGCCTACACGACGCTGCCGATCATCAAGGACTATCTAGGCATCCCGTACAGCACCGAGTCGGAAGATACGCCGCTCACCGCTGCGATCAACGCCGCCCACGAGCTCGTCGACGGCTACTGCAACGAAACGTTCGAGACAGTCTCCGAGGCACGCGTCTTTCTCGCTGGCGACCCCGAGCTGCTGCTCGTCGACCGGTTCAACACCACGACCGGCCTTGTCGTCAAAACCGACACCAACAACGACGGCACCTACGACACGACGCTGACGATTACGACCGATTTTCTGGTGCAACCGTTCAACGCTGCGCCGTACAACGCGCTGCTGAACGTGTCAGGCGACTGGCCGAGGTACGACAGTCAACGCCCAGGCGTCGAGGTGACCGCAGCGTGGGGCGATCAGATCAGCACCGGCGTGCCGTATGGCATCCAACAGGCGGCGCTGATCCTCGCTGCCCGTCTGTATCAGCGGAAGGCGTCGCCGCTCGGCATCGTCACCGGTTTCGCTGATTACGGCATCGCCCGCATCTCACGCACCGACCCTGACGTGGCAGCCCTGCTGCAGCCTCACAAACGCATCGGTGTTGCATAGTGGCCGACTACGGCGCGATCAAAACCGGCCTGGCGACGCGCCTTGAGGCCGTCACCGCTACACCGTTTTTGACGGTTTACGACACGGTGCCTGGTTCGGTAACGGTTCCGTCGGCTGTTGTTGTCCCGGCTCGCCCGATCGCCACCTACCACGAATCGATGACGGGCACCGCTGGCAGCCTTACAGCGTTCCGGTTTGAGATCGTTGTCATGTTGCAGAACATGGCCGAGGAATACTCCCAAAACGCCCTTGACGCTTTGATCTCGGGCACCGGTTCTGTGCCGGCAGCGATCGAAGCCGACACGACGCTCGACGGCGCAGCGCTGACGTGTCAGGTCACACAGGCCACCGACTACGGGATAGTAGAGTGGGCTGACAGCGCCTACATCGGCGCACGATTCCTCGTGGAGGTCCACGCAAGATGAAATACACCGTGAAATCGGATCGGCTCGCTGGGCACGCCCAGGGCGACACCGTTACCGATGACGACCTCGAGGGCGCAAACGTGCTCGCACTGATCGCCGGCGGGCACCTGTCCGCTGATGAACCCAAGAAAAGCCGCAAGGCAGACCCAGAAAGTGAGGCCGACTGATGGCCGTATTCAACCAGAACACCGTCACAGTCACCATCAACTCGGTCGACCTGACGGATCACATCACCAGCGTGACGTTCACCAACAGCGCTGCTGAGCTCGACACGACCGCTATGGGCGATGCCAACATCACCCGCATCGGTGGCCTCCAAGACGGCAGCGTTTCCATCGAGTTCTTGCAGGACTTCGCTGCGTCCGAGGTGTACGCGACCCTCGACACGCTGCTCGGCACGGTTACCACAGTTGAAGTCACCCCGACGTCGGCAGCAGTTGCAGCCGACAATCCGAAGAAGTCGGTGTCGTGCCTTGTCACCGAGGTGCCGTTCATTGACGGCGGCGTCGCCGACCTCGCCACCATCTCGGTCACCTGGCCGATGAGCGGACCGGTTACTACCGCTACCTCATAACAGAAAGAGAGCATCATGCTCGACCTGTCAATAACGACAAGACTGGAAGGCGAGGATGAACCTATTCGCAGCACCCCCAACATGGGCACCGTGCTGCGGATGGAGCTCTACTTCAAGCTCGACTCCGGCATCGAGGCGTTGCAGCGCATGAAGCTTGAGCATTTGTGCTGGCTGGCGTGGGAATGCCGACGAACCGACGGCCTTACTGTGCCGCCGTTCGACAAGTTCCGGTCGCAACTCGCCGACATGAACTTTGAGACAGACAACGACCGCCCTTTAGCCGACGAGGGGCCGCCTATCAGCTAGCAGCGTTGGCGCTCGCCACCGGGCAGCCGATTAGCGAGCTTGAGGCGGCCTCTCCGAAGGTCATACGGGCATTCCGGGCCATACTGGCCGAACAAGCACGAGAGCGTGAGAAAGCCTCCAGGAGGCGCTGATGGCACAGCCAGCAATCCGAATCGAAGGCGGTAGAGAATTACGGCGAGCGTTTCGCGAGGCTGGCGACGACATGAGCGACCTCAAAGACCTGCACAAACGTCTCGCCGATGACGTCGCAGACTCAGCAAAACGCAAAGTCCCGGTGCGGTCAGGCCGCCTTCAACGTTCGATCCGAGGCTCGGGCACGAAAACCGCTGCCCGTGTCCGAACCGGCAACAACCGCAAAAGCGGGCCAACCTCGGTGCCATACGCCGGGCCGATCCATTTCGGCTGGAGCGCTCGAGGCATCAAACCTAAGCCTTTCATGTACGAAGCGCTCGACGATCGCCGCCAAGAAGTCGTGGACGCCTACAACCGGCAAGTCCAAGAGATCATTCGGAAGGCGTTCTAGGATTACGTCATGGCTGCCGGCACTAGCGTTATCAACGTCGCGATTCTGGGCGACGCTAAAAAGTTTAAGAAAGCCATCGGCGAAGCCCAGGACAAACTCGGCAAGTTCACGAGCGGCGTGGGCACCGCTGCTGGCAATATCGCCAAAGGTATTGGGTTCATCGGCGGCGCAGCAGGCGGCCTGGCCGTTGTTGCCGGTGCTCAACTGTTCAAGACTGGTGAAGAACTTATAAGCCTCGACCAGAAAATCGGCACCGTGTTTTCGGGCCAGTCGCTCGAGAAGGTCACTGGTTGGGCCGACGAGGTAGCTGCCCGTATGGGCTTGACATCTACGCAAGCAGCCGGGTTGGCTGCCAACGCCGGCGACCTGCTGAAGCCGATGGGTTTCACCGCCGACGAAGCGGCCAGCATGTCGACCGAGATCGTTGGGCTGTCCGGTGCGCTGTCTGAGTGGTCGGGCGGGCAACGCTCAGTTGAGGAAACCGCCGACATTTTGCAAAAAGCGCTGCTCGGCGAACGTGACAGTCTCAAAACGCTCGGCATTTCGATCAACCAGGCCGAGGTCGACCAGCGGGCAATGAACATCGCAACAGCCGACGGGCGCGACGCGATCACGGCGATGGACAAGGCGCTCGCTACGCAGGAACTGATCCTTGAGAAATCGACTGACGCCCAGGAGGCATACGCCGAGGGCGGTAACGATCTCACCGCAGCGCAAAACAAGCTGAAAGCAGCGGTCGGCGAAGTCAAAGAGGAAATGGCTCGCAAACTGCTACCCGTGTTTGCTCGAGGCGCAGAAGTCGCTGTGCAGCTCATAAACGTGTTCAACGAGCAGGGCCTGGGCGGCGTTATCCGCAACCTCGCCGAACGGTTCCGTGAAGCATGGCCGCAGATCCGAGAACAACTCGAAACGTGGGCGGTCGGTTTCATTGAGTGGGTGCAACGTGTCGGGCCGCCGTTCCTCGCTGCCCTCGGTGATCTGCTGCTGAACATTGGCCGCTGGTTCGTAAACGACGCTTTGCCCGTCATCGTCGACAAGCTCGAGCAATGGGCGCACGCGTTCTTCGATTGGGCAAAAGAAATAGTGCCGCCGCTTATCAGCCGCCTCGGCGACCTGATCGCACAGTTCGCCAACTGGTTCTCGTCCGAGGGCCTGAACATGATCGTGACGAAACTGGCTGAATGGGCCGCAGCGTTCCTTGCATGGATCGGCCCGCTGATCCCGCCAGCGCTGCGAGAACTCGGCAAACTGCTCGCCTCAATCGCCGAATGGATCGTCAACACTGGCCTGCCGAACCTGATTGACAATCTGCTCGAATGGACGGGCGCATTTGTCAACTGGGTTGTGGATGTCGCGCCGGACTTGATTCGTGCCCTCGGCGGCCTCGTTGGCGATATCGGCCGCTGGATTATCACAGACGGTTTGGATTTGCTGTTTGAGTTGGGCAAAGAGCTCGGCAGCGGCCTGATTGACGGCTTGATTGACGCGCTCGGCGCAACGATCACCGGCCTCGGCACAGTCGCTAAAAGCGTCGTGAACGCCATCATCGGCCTTATCAACACTCAAGTGATCGACAAAATCAACAGCTTTCTACAGTTTGAGATTGCTGGTTTTACGGTTGACGCACCCGACATTCCGCACATCACGGAACTCGCCGAGGGTGGGATCGTGACAGGCCCAACGCTCGCCCTCGTCGGGGAGGCAGGGCCTGAAGCGGTCGTGCCGTTGGATCGTGCTGGCAGCTTCGGTGGCGGCATGAACGTGACGGTGAACATGCCGCCCGGCAGCGATGGTGCCGATGTGGTGGCAGCGTTGCAACGGTATGCACGGGCTCACGGCGGGACGGTGCCGATCCTGACCGGGCAGCTGTAATGGCGACCTGGGCGTGGGCGCTCACGTTTCAGCCGGTCGACAAAGACGGCGGGCCGAACCCGGCTGCTGTGCCGATTGGTGACGTGCTCGGCGCGTCGGTCAGCTACGGCGTGAAAGGCGACAGCCTGAACACGTCCGGCGGCACCATGACGCTCGAGCTCGACAACACAGACAGCGCCTACA